TAACTATTGCGCTCGATATACTTTGCTGAATAAAAGATATTTGTTGGTATATGTTTTTTATAGCTTCATCTGTTGAACCTAAATGCGACTGCATATAACTTGTGTCATCAAGTAGTATAGCTTCAACATCTCGTATCGGTTTGTTTACGCTTACCGTTGTGCTTGTTGTTTGCCTTAAATATTCAATCCATTCACCTTCCCATTCACACATCTTTGCATTAAACGAACCGCTTTTAAACACCCACCTTTTGCCCCTCCATATTAATGTATCGTAAGGGTAAAATGTATTTAATCTAAATGCCCCTTGTATAAGTTTACGCGGTGTGCGTTGGTGATATATTGCCTCTTTTGATAATAACTCTGCCAACAAAACGCCAGAAGTACTTAATATGTTTTGCGACCATGCTTCGCTGTTTTCCCACACACCCGCACCTACATATATTTGCGGCCACTGCTTTACAAATTCTACATTGTTTTCTTGCTCATATATTTCAACTTCCTCTTCAATTACTTCGCTGTTTTCAAGTAGTGTTGTAATCGCTGCCGTTGTTGTTTGTTCTACAAATGTGCCAACACCCGTGCCAACTGCTCCCATAAATTGAGCAATCCTTACAAAGCCCGCACCAAAATCAGCATTATAATTATTAAACAACGGTCCTGTTGATGTTGGCACTCTTCGCTGTACTGTTTGCGCTGTTATTGTTACGCTTATTGGTGAACCACTTGCCCCCGCAGGTAGTGGTGGTGTTCTAAATTCACCTTCAGCTATTGTAACTCTTAAAGCATTATTGATAGCAGTGTCATAAAAATACCTATCACTGCTATTCGTAGTCCATGAAGTTTCACCCGTAGCCCTATCATATTTTAAGTAATAGTTGCCTTCATTAATATTAAATGTTAAAACAGATTTTGTCTTGTAAAACATATTAGTTGCCATCGCTGAATCTAATATCCACCTAAATGATATTATCAACTCTTCGCCTGACATATCTTTAACATTCCGTGTAGTTATAACTGAACCTGATAGTGCTACATTTTCACGCGCATAAATCCACTCACTTTCACCTTTCTGTTTTATCTCAACTCGATTAAGCGCGGGCAAATACGTATTAATTAACCTGTCACGTGTGCTATTCCCGCCCGTTAATGTAACATCAGAGCCTATTAACGTCTGCCCTAATAGCGTTTTATTCTTTGCGTACTGATATACATTCGCACTTGCAGCCGCATGGTTTTCAAATTGACTTATAACCCACCTGCCATTTGCAAACTTTAAACTTGCACCGTACTTTTCAAGTATTAACTTGATAACATCGGAACATTTTTTAGGTTTTTTCTTTTCAACATCTTCATAAAACAACTCAACCTGTGTACGTGTTTCTAAAAGTGGTCCGTTTACCTTATCCTGATTGACTTCAAACCAATTTACAACCGAATCTACATAAGGTTCGCTGTTTGTATAGAACTGTTCAAAGCCTGTATAAGATAGCGCGTCAATTATTGCAGCTAAATCTGTGTAATGTGAGCCTGAAGCGGTTAATATTTCATCAAAATCGTATTTTTCAAGCCTCTTTAACCCGTCTGTTGCTGTTAATTCAATAACAAATGTTTCATTGTCATCGTATTGAACTTGGTCTACAAGTAAATTGCCTATAAAGTACTTTGAATTGTTGCGTTTTATGATTATAAAGTACTGATTTTCCTTCGCTAAAACTAAATCATCTATAAATGTTTCAAATGTATTGTCAGTTGGGCGCACAATTATAGGAACCATACACCGCGAAGGCTGTGTTGGTGTGAAATAAAGCTTATCGTAGCCGTCAAATTCATGCGTAAATATCCCGCCACCTAACTTTACTTCAGTGGATGTGGATGAATAAGACACATCGTGTATCTCGACCTTCCAAGTTACACCATTTATGTCATTTGCTTCACCAAAAAAACGTATTCCCATTATCCGCGTCTGTTATAATTGCCCTGTCTTTGTACTGCTAGTATTAAATCTTTACCTTCAGTACGCATATTGAAGTTATTAAAGTTCGCATTGCTACCTATACCGCCCCCACCAAACCCATTGCCACCGCTTGCAGTTGGTGACATTGCAGGTGTTGAACCTCCACCACCTCCACCTGCCGAACCTGCCAACGCTCCCGCTGCTATTTGTAATGCTATAGCTCCTGCAATCATAGCCGTACCCCTTACTGGGTCAACTGCAAAAATCGCCCCACCTAATATGATTAATGCGCCTGCTATTGTACTCATTAATTGAGCCAACATAGTTTTTAAACTATCTCCAAAATCTGCACTTGATGTTAACGCCTGACCTAAAGCGTATGCAGCTTGCATACCCATATTTATAAAAGCATTTACAACCGTATTCTTAAAGTCTTCAGTTGCTTTAACTAAGTTTTCTTTTGCTGCCAACACCGATGCTTTTTGTAGTACTAAATTTATTGGCATGATTATACCTTCAGGTAAAGCCATGTTTAATTCATCAGCCATAGTGCTGTATGAATCCAATTCTTTATCAATGTTCTTTTGTCTTTCTACGGCAACTTTGTCTTCGTATTTTTCTATTGAATCCCAATACATACGCCTGTATTTAAACAGGGTTTTGCGTTCTTCATCTGCTAACTTTTCAGCTTTATCTTTAGCTTCTTTAAGTTTGTTTAATCTTTTTTCGTTTTCTTGGTTTTTAAATTCTGTAAGCTGTACCTCGTAAGCCTTTTTTATGTTATTGATGTTTGTAGTTAATCTGTTTTCATCAGCCCATGTTTTATTAGAATTTTCAAACCTTTCTTTTTCAGCTTGTATAGCTTGGTCGCGTGTTAATTTTATGTTCGCTATTTCTCTTTGCGTTTTGTCTTTTATTGTTTTATTATAAATAGCAACGTCTTTTAATATTTCACTTCCAGCTTTAACAAAAGCTTCTCTATCTAATTTGCGAGTTTCAGCAAGTTCTTTTTCCTTTTCTATTGTTTTTTGTATTTCATCATTATAACTACTCGCTGCCATTGTTAAAGCGACAACACCTGCAACTACAACACCTATACCAGTTGCCATTAATGCACCATTCAATGTCATTAATGAAGGTATAACACTTGTCTGTATCACTGCGCTTAATGCTGTGAAGCTTGCGCCCATTTCTTTTAAAGAAGCTAAACCTTGTGTAAGTGCCAATGCTGATTGTACTTTCAACATTGTTTGTTGTGCCTCTTCACTTTTAACACCCAACAAACCCATCGCGCCAGTTACTATTGAAGCTGCACCCGCTGCTTGTTGTAAAGCCCCTGCAACTACGGTAAATTTACTATCCGCTTTGAATGCGTTAATAACTACATTCGTGTCTTCGATTTTATCTTTTATCTCACCCGCTGCCTGTGCTGCTTTTATTGCGCGGGCATCCATTGCCCCATATTTATCTGCTAAATCTACTGCCTCTCTCGATAAAGCCCTGTACTGTTGTTTTAATGAATTGCCACTTGCAAGTATTGCATCAACTCCACCAGCTGCGCGTTTACTTGCTTTATCAGCTGCCTGCGCAAACTTCTCGCTTGCATCGCTAACTACTGATACGGCTTTACTTAAATCACCTTGTAAACCGTTTAACTCCGCCCTGATAGGTATTTCTAAACTCATCGCGCTACGTATAAATTATAATCTTGTTCAACAATAGCAACACCTTCATTTTTAGCGAACTCATCAAATACTGTACGCTGTTGCGAAAATACACAGTGACTTAATACAACCCCGCTATATGTGCCACTTGCATAGTCAAGTGCTGCCCTTACTTTATTAGCTAAATTTTGCGCTTGTGTTGGTGTATCTGCAACTATATCTAACTGCATTAAACTTTCATCCATTGTACTCACACCGCTTTTAGTTGCGTTTGGTGTTGTGCTTATTTCTCGATACGTTATGAATGGTGTTTGGTATGATTGATATTGAGCCAACGGTGTTATACGGCAATTACTTCCAGTGCCCACTATATTAGTTACATCGGTGTTTGTACTTAATATCTGATATATCAATACGCCTGCGCTCATTTCATTTGCTTTTTAATGTTAACTTCAATTAGATTAATTATTGACTTTTGTATTTTTTCAAAAACCTGTGCTTTCGTTTGCTCAAATGCAGGGCGCATAAATGGTCTTGAAACTATTTTACCTGTATATACGTTACCACCTTTGCGACTTCCACCGCCTTTCTTTGTCGCTCTTCTATACCTGTCTTTAGTCCCATATTCAAACCACTTTAACATATAAGCTTTGTAATAATCAAAGTCACTTCCTATGGTTACTGAATAATTGGCTTTACCCTTAAATACATTTAGGCTATTTACCATTTCAGCAGAATTTACTACACTTGAAAGGTTGGCTTTTGCCTTGCTTAACATGATTTGTGAATGACCGTATAAAATGTTTTCTACAACATCAACAGGTGCAAGTTTATCAACAGGCTGCATTAATGGTGCAAGCGTTTTTTTTACACTCGCATCTATCTTTGATTTTATTGCAGCCTTTGTCATAATTTATCAAATCCATTTTTTAACCGTTCAATATCTGCTTCACTTAACCTGCTTTGTTTCTTTTCTAATGGCATAAACTTTTCAGGGTCTTTTGCCTTTGTAGCTCCCGCACTCTTCGCAACTATCCAGCCAACTAACCTTGCACGCTTCCACTCTTCTTGTTCTCGATACTTGTTAAGCATCGCCCACCCGTTGAAACGGTGCAAGATGTAATCAATATCACCCTGCATCATTTCATCAAAGGTAAGCCCCAGCATCCCGCACACAGTAAGAAAACTACTGACTGTTCGGGGATGCGGGGCGTTTATTAGTTTCCCTGTTCTGCCACGCTAAACGCCTTGCCTATCCACTCGCTGTACGCTTCAATCACTTTTACTATCACTCCATTTTCGCTGTCAAGTATAGAGTAAACTTCCTCGATACTTTTGCCTGTGGAATGTGTGATTAAACATACTACCGTGTTGATAGGTAGCCCAAGTCCTTCAGTTGCAGGTTTCAATACTTCAAGTATTGGTTTGCCTAATTCGGTTTCTACTGATAATACAGCTTTTGTGTTTACTTTGATATTCATATTTGTTTGTTAAATTGTTGCTTCTACTAATGCACCGCTACCAGTGAACTCAACAGATACTGTCGTTAACTGATTAGCAGGTGAACTTTGTGAAATATTAGCTATGTAAACTGTGCCAGTATATTTTTTCTGACCGCCTACTTCGCTTGAACATTTCATTGTAATAGCTGTGCCTGCATCCCATTTTGAAAACAGGTCGGCAAGGTTGTAAGCTAATGATTCGTCATGGAATAATTCAGCACTAAATGACCATGACTTTAAGCCAGGCTGTACCTCTTTCCAGTTGTTTGAATCTTTGCTAGTTGCATCCAACATTTCGCGCTCAAGGCTCATGTCTGTTGATGTAAGTAAAGCTATCGGAGTTGTTCCATCGTATAGCTTGATTAGTGTTCCGTTTTGTATTGCCATTGTTTTAAGTATTAATTCTTTATATTGTTGTTGGTGTTACGCTGCCTGTACCTGTTAACTCACAACTAAATGTAGCTAACTGACCTTGAGGTGCTGTCAATGATAGGTTGCTTACATACACATCTCCCGCGTATTCAACATGACCTGTTGTTTCATCTGTTATTATTGCGTTGTATTTTGTACCGTTATCTACTGCGTTAAACAAATTCATAAAACGAATACCCGTAGGTTCGTATGTAGTTGCTGTTTGTCCTATTTCAAGTTGCGTTCCGAATACATCAATTTCACCGCCCGTTGTTGTACATTCTATTTTGCAAGTAAGTACGGTTGCATTTGTAAGCGTTGCGCCTGTCATGCTTACGCTGTATCGAGTCCATGTACTATTAACAACTATTGCATTTGTAGCGGTGTTTGTGGCTGCATCTGTAATGCTTAATGTGATATTGGTATTCACAGGTGAACGTAGCCAAACACTGAATGTACATCCATTCGCTTCGAGTGATGTTTTTTCTGTATTATCAAAATTAACCGCAGGTATTAATACGCTTTGTATGTAATCGCCCGATGCTAAACTAGATGTGCGCTGTGCGCGAATAAAACTAAAAGGGTCAGCAACACTTGCTGTTTGAAATGTAACACCGCTTAAAGTCCAATAAGTAGCGTCATTGTAATACTCCGAAAATGATATAAAGTTTTTATCGCTCGGGTTCACATAAAACCCTTCAGCACTAATTGAAAAAGATTTATTCGCAGGCTGTACAGTCTTAAACTCATTTGAGTATTTATCCGTGCTGTCAAGCATTTCGCGCTCATAGCTTACATCTAATGTTGTCAGCTTGCTTATAATCTTACCGTCAAGTAATAGCCTTATTAAATTTCCATTCTGTATCATAATATCAATGTCGCGTTTATTGTTCTACTCTCTTTACTTCTGTCGTCAATTATTCCTGTTATACCGTAACTTTTACCATCCCATACTAACTGATACTTTTCTGTAATCGCTTCTGTAATTACATTGTATCTTACAAGTACTTCGATGTTATTGGTTACTGTTTGCTTTTCGGCCTGTACATTCTCATTTGAATTAAGCATATTAACACGCGCCCAAATAGTAGTGCTGCCAACATAAGTTATAATTGTACTGCCATCTGTTGACCTTGTATATTCAGGTGCTTGCACCGTTACTCTATGACTTAATTCACCTATTTTCACAGTTCTGTTATTAATAAGAATGTACCTGTTGTACCTGTGCTAAATACCTTTTTAACCAACACTGGGAATATACCGCCTGCAGGTATTACTACACTTGTGCCGTCTGTACTTGTATCGCTGTTTGCACGCTCCATTGGTAAAATGTTTATCGTGCCACTTGTTGAAGTGTTGTTATATACATACCCATACTTGCTTAAGTAAGCCGTGTTGCTGGGTGTGATTGTTTGTACGTTTAATCCTTTTATCATAATACTGGTTTTATTGAGTTAATGTCGAATAAGTTTTTTACTCCTAATGGTAGTTCGGTTGCTATTGTTCCCGTTACAACCGATTGTCTG